CCGATCCTGAGGGGATTACCCCCTCGGATTGCCGAATCGGGCGGCGAGCTGCGCAAACAGCCCGCCCCCGATGGTACTCACTGGCTGTGGCTCCACCACAGCATCCTCCGCCTTCTTCCACCAGAGGAGCCGCGACCCGTCTTTACGGACGAGCCGGCCCACTGGGGCTGAGGGACGGAGGAAACCGCCCAGCCGCGCCAGGCGCTCCACCTCTCGGTGGAGAGCCTGGCGGACTGCCGCAATGCCGAGACCGGCCTCCCGCGTAAGCGGGTGGTCCGTCTCGAGAGAAGCCCAGAAAACGCCCCTACCGGCGCGTTCTTCTAGGAACTCCTCGGAGCCCCCGAGCCTGGTATAACCAGGTTCGGGAGGGCCCCGAACAAAGCGGCGAGTCGAACGAACATCCGGCCTCGTCAGGAACTTACGGGCCTCTGCTAAGGAGGCCTCGTAGGCTGGAGACGAGGCGGCGCGCCATGCCGAGGAGGGGAGGTCAGCCACGGGGGAACGGTATAAACCGCCCCCAATGGCCGCCCTCCACTTCCTCGAACAGACACGCCCGATGCGGATGCTCGGGCCGGCTGGTGTCGGGAGGCCGCCGCCCCCGAGGGCACGCGGAAGGAAAGGAGGAGCGCCCGCGCGAGCCAAATCCCGGCCTAGGCCAGGGAAGAGGACGCGACGGACGTTATCCACCGCCTTCCAACGTGACCCGTGGGCGGCCACGGACCAGGCCGCCGGGCCGACTGTGTACCAGTCGGGGAGGCAAGCCGCGACGTCGCCAGGCAGATGCCTGGGCGCGCGGACTGCCCACCTGACCGGAATACAGCGGGACCAGCGACCGAACTCCGTAGAGAGGGAGGGACCTCGGTAGGGCGTGCGCCTCACCAGAGGGCAGAACTTGCGCGGGAGGTGCGCGTTAAGCGACCTCACCAAGTAAGATCTGCAGGCCGCCTCGGCGGTCTTGGCCTTTGCCAGGACCTCCGGGAGCGGCGTCCCCTCGAGGTCGACGACCTGCTGACGCAGGTCGAAGATCTCCTCCGTGAAGATGCCCCAGCGCCTGGACCGTAGGTGTTTACCTACGCTGAACTTGGCCCCGCAACGAATCGCGAGGTCCTCGTACAGGGCGACCCTCTCAGGTCGCCACCAGGCCGCCAGGTCATCTCCACAGATCCTCTCGGCCTCGCGACCGGTGGAGCCACCACTACTAACTTGCCCGTCTGGAGCCTGCTTGCTGAGTTCAACCCAAAAGAGTTGAACAAGGCAGAGCAGGGGCCACGTCATCGGGAGACCCATAAGGATCCCCCGACGCGTGGTCACCTTAGAACCGTCCGGATAGGACAGTTCATAAGGACCCAGAGCCAGGTCGATGACATCGGCCTGAGAGAGACCTGGTATAAGCCGGGTATCCCTCAGAAGCCCCCGGATGATCGCCGTAAGGAGATCATGAGGGAGCAGGTCCGACGCCGCGGTGAGGTCGGCCGAAAGGCAGACCCCATCGTGGCGGAGACCACGAGCCATCGACTCGATAGCCCCTCGGTGGTCACCAGCCACCACTTCCCGGACCCGGCCGTCGCGCGCAAGCGCGGCGGCCAGGGACCGACGAAGTTGGTGGCTGAAGGCCACGCGAGATGCGGAGTGAGCCGAAACGACACGAGACTTAAAGCCTCGTTCCGGAACGGACACGACGCGCGCGATGCGAGTGTCGCGGAGACCCTTGTTCCAAAGGTTACCCTTATAGAACATTGAGAACCACGACGCCCGCAACCGGGACGCTATCTTCTGGTCCCCCACTCGAAGCTCATCAGGCGACGAGGACGGAGGACGGGCATCGACTCGAGGAAGGGCCTTCCGAAGGCCCTCACGCAACCCCCCCGCCTTCCTTGAGAACTCAAGGGTGGAGGACTCTTGGACGACAGAGGGGTGAGTCAAGGAGAGGTCCAGGCGTTGCCGCCTGGCCCAGACCGTGGCCCACTCTTCCGCCGCTACCAAGAGGTCGGGGGCAGTCGTGAAGGGCTCAGAAAGAACCTTCCGATGCGAGTCGAGGGACGCCGCGACGACCGCTCGCGACCCATAGGGTAACGCGCGGCCGACGTAGGTGACCTGGAGCGCGAGCCCCGGGTCACGCCAGCCGAGGGTGTCGAGAACACCAAAGAACGCGCCACGGGGAACCGTGTCGCGCTCGAAGATGTCTCGGCGGAGGTCCGAGCAGGCGGTCTTCAACCGCTTGATCGTGTCCTCACCTCGGCAGGCCGTCCCAATTAGTAGTGAACGAGCCAAGCGCAGGAAGACAGCTATCTTAGCCCGACCCCCGCGGTCCAACTTGAAAACAAGTGGACCGCGGACGGAACAGGCGGCGATAATCGCCCTCCAAGACTCTTTCGCCCACTGCACGCGCTCGGTCACCAAATGGTGGCCGTGGCGTCGTGCGTAGGCGAGGAGCCTCGCTTGGCTCAAATGCCAGGGAGTACCTACCACGCAAGCTGAGCCGCCCTTACGGGTGGCCCAATCAGCGCGGCGTCGACTGGTGCCCTTCCTACCCTTAACGGGGGGGAGGGGCACTGGGGCTGACGCTCCGCACGCTTGCAAGAGTTCCGTAGGGATACGGAATTCTCGTTGTG